GAAAAGGAATACCACCACAATCAACAAATGGTTTCAACGACAAAGGAACGAATAGTCGTTATTACGACATAGATAAATGGTTTGATAATTTGATAGATGTATAGCAAGGGTATTAGTTGGATAGATGATTGTAGGATTCCTCATAATGAAGAAATCATGGTGGCAATAGATTATCAAGAAACCAAACAAAGTGATAATGGTTGGGGTACAAAAAATAGAATACTTGAACCATCCAATAGAGGTCGTTTCCCCGCTAATCTATTAGTATCAGATGATATGTTGAATGATGGTGTTATTAGTAAGAGTGTGAGTGGAGGTAAAGGAAAGGCTTTACCCAACTCTGATGGAAAAAATGACGGTATTAGAATGAGGCCTGAAACTGTAAAAGAAAGAGGTGGTTTCAACGACAAAGGAACAAATAGTCGTTATTACGACATAGATAAATGGTTTGATAAAATAATAGATGTATAGCAAGGGTATTAGTTGGATAGACGATTGTAGGATTCCGTTTGAGGATACACAAAACCCTGCTACCAATCCAAAATATAGATTACAAGGTGATTATAAGATGCCAGAAAAAGGACAGATAAGTGATGGGTCAATAACTCAATTTAGAAGTTCATTAAACGAAATAGATGTTAGGGGTCGTTTCCCCGCTAATCTATTGGTAAGTGATGATATGTTGAATGATGGTATAATTTATAGTAGTGGAAGTGGTGATGGAAAAATGGAAATGATAAACATAAATGACGCACACCATTTCAATTTTATAGAAAAGAATAGAAAAGTTGTTAAAATGAAAGGAGTTCAATACAACGACAAAGGAACGAATAGTCGTTATTACGACATAGATAAATGGTTTGATAATTTGATAGATGTATAGCAAGGGTATTAGTTGGATAGATGATTGTAGAATACCATTTGTGGATGAGGGGGATATAAAGTCAGCAACACCAGGTTCATTAAACGCAACAGGTGAGTTCAGTTCATTTGGATTTAAGAGTGGTAATGAATTAAATACCACAGGTCGTTTCCCCGCTAATCTATTGGTGTCAGATGATATGTTGAATGATGGTAGTGTGAGTAAAAGTGGTTCTAATAGAAATAATACAAAATATTCTCCATCTAAATCTCAAGTGGTTTATTTTGGTGGAGGTAATAAGGACAGCGAACCAAAAGACAAAGGAACAAATAGTCGTTATTACGACATAGATAAATGGTTTGATAATTTGATAGATGTATAGCAAGGGTATTAGTTGGATAGATGATTGTAGAATACCATTTGTAGATGAGGTTGGTATTAAAATATCTGGTGATAAAAAACATCTACAAAAATGGAAAGAAAAAGATGGTCGTGAAAAAAGAAATATTGATGAGATACAAAATACACCTTACATAAACACTCAAGGCAGATTCCCCGCTAATCTATTGGTAAGTGATGATATGTTGAATGATGGTGTTATTACAAAAAGTGAAGGACGAAAGATATACGATAATGAAGATATAAACATAAATAATAATGTTTATAATGATGGATGGAAAAGACAAAAAAGTGATATTAAAGACAAAGGAACGAATAGTCGTTATTACGACATAGATAAATGGTTTGATAATTTGATAGAATAATATGCCAGAAAGTAAGAAACGTGGAGGCAAGAAAGCCCACAACAAAAGAGTTAAAGCGAGAAACGAAAAGATGAAAGGGAAGATTTGGGAGTTTGAGATGCTTAAACGAAAAATCTATGAGGAAGCCAAACATAGATATTTGGATGAACAAAATAAACCAACAGAATTAAAAATAAAAACAGATGACGGATATAATAATTCCTGATGATGAATTACCCCTAACACCAATACCTCCACGACCAGCGGGGAGACCAAAGGGTTCATACGCAAAAAGAATGACCGATGTTGAAAAAAGAACATTCATCAATAATGCGGCAAGAGAGATATTAGAAAACCACCTGTCTTATGGTGAGTTTGTAAAGTATTGTAAGGACAGCGCAAATATGTCTAAATCACAAGCAAATGAATATTGGGGTAAAGTATGGGTATTACTGAAGAAAAAGTTTGAACTTGAAAAAGACAAACTTGTATTGAAACATACACAGAAATATTGGGACATATACGAACAAGCGTTGATGTCTAATGATTATACAAACGCAAGACAAGCATTAAATGACCTTGCTAAATTACAAGGTTTGAATGAACCTGAGAAAGTGCATATTACAGGAACCTCAATCAAACTAAACTTTGGGGAACCGAGTGAATAAATAATATATTGTAATGATTAAACAACTGACAGTTCAAGGTTTCACCCCTACCATTAAACAGAAGGAGATTATTGATGCTTGTTTATCAAAGAACATCAAATACATAGTCGGTTGTTTTGGGAGACAATCAGGGAAATCATTTACTGCTATGAACCTACTATTGAAATGGGCTTTAGAAGATAATGGTTCAGTATCTATGTGGGTCTCACCAGTTTATTCACAAGCAAAAAAAGTATTCACAGAACTAACCAATACAATCGCAGGAACAGGACTTACAAAATCTGTCAATAAGTCAGAACTAACCATCACCTTCATCAACGGGTCTGTGATGTATTTTAGGAGTGGTGAGAGAGAAGATACTTTGAGAGGTTATACTTTGACCTATCTTGTTATTGATGAAGCGGCATACATCAAAGATAATGTTTGGATGGAAGTATTAAGACCGACAGTATTGGTTCAAGGTAAAAAGGTATTATTCATATCTACACCAAAAGGAAAGAACTGGTTTCATCAAGTAGCATTACGAGGTATGAGTGATGAATACCCGACCTACAAAACATTCTTCGCTACATCATTTGATACACCATTTATCACACACGAAGAATTGGAAGAAGCGAAATTATCTTTACCAGAAACAATCTATAAACAAGAGATACTAGCAGAGTTCATAGATGATGGTGGGGAAGTATTCGGTTCATTAAAAAATAGTTGTGTATTGAATGATTACCCTGCCTATGACCCTTCCAAAAAGTATTATGCTGGTTTGGACTTTGGTCGTCAGAATGACTATACAGTTCTGACCATATTAAATGGGGATGGTGAGATGGTTGATTTTTATAGAGAAAGACAGAAGAGTTGGGACATCATCATTAGTGAAGTTGTTAATAAGTTGAAGAAATGGAGACCAGTATGTTTTGCTGAAGTTAATAGTATTGGAGATGTTCTTTATGAACAAATCAAAAAACAATACCCTTCAGTTCAACCATTCATAACCAGTAATGATAGTAAGCAAAACCTGATTGAAGATTTGATTATGGGTATGAATGAGACCAAAATTAAACTCCCCTCACCAGACCTCAATACAGACCTTTACAAAGAACTTTCTGTTTTTACATATGAATACTCACCTAAGTCAAGAAAAGTCAAATACGGGTCTCCTAATGGGTTCCACGACGACACAGTAATATCACTTGCATTATCATATCATTCCTACAAGAAAAAAGCAACTTATGGAACCTATGTTATTAGATAAGTTATGAATAAAAAAAACAATAAAGATATTTTTATATGATGAAGTTTAACTACCAAAACAAACAATACCAGATTGATGAACCCACCGTTGAAATGTGGTCTAAACTTACTTTATTACAGGAATGGACTGATGAGCGTGAGTTCTGTGTAAAGTTATTATCATTCACCACAGGATTAACAGAAGAAGAAATTGAGAATAGTGATTACTTAGAAGTATTGAAAGTATCAAATGAGATTTCAGCATTCCTAAATGAGAGTGGGGATAAGTTCTATAATGAGTTTGACTTTAACAACAAAAAATACAGATTTTTAGATTTACCAAATCTAACCTTTGGTGAGTTTATAGATATTGATACATACCTATCAAAAGAAGAACACGAAAAGAAAAGAGAGATGCCACTATTGATGGCTATGTTATACAGAGAAGTAGATGAGAAAGGAAACTACAAACCGTATAACTCAAAGGAATTACAACTTAAAGCAGAGGAGTTTAAGAAACTCCCCGTCCGTTATGTTCGTGGTTCTACCAATTTTTTTTTTCATTTAGACAAAACCTTGCAAGGCAATTTTCGGGGCTCTTTCGGGCTCCAGTTGAAGTTGATGGCAAAGATGATTTGGATACTCGTGAAGTTTATTCCTTTGATAAGTTTTGGGGTTGGTTCGCTACTCTTGTATCCTTGGCGAACGAAGATATTACAAAAATTGAAGAAATTACTAAATATCCGTTAGTGTTTGTTCTCAACTATTTATCATACACGAAGGATATAAACGACATCAGGAGACGAGAGGCTCAGAAGATACAACAACAAATGAAACAAAGATAATATGGCAAACGCAGTCGGCTACTATAACTTTAAGAAGATAATGGATTTGCTAAGACAATTAGCAGATTATCATGAACAAATACAATCATGGGGATTTGGTGATGTGGAACAACTTATTTACAATACGGAAATGAGATTGAAGCAAGATAATGTCCAAAGTAATCAAGCCCCATTCTATCCTGCTATGTGGGTTATTCCTAATGGAGCAAAAACAGATGGTAGGGAAACTACCTATGATTTTAGCATCTTGATTATGGATATACAGAATACCAAAAACTTTGATAATGAATTGGATACATATAGTGATACACTAGACATTCTCAAAGATGTTATAGCCCAATTAAAATACGCAACAGGAATGGAATGTTATTGTAATCTTGATATTGACTATCCAATAGATATGACCCCATTTGGTGAGGCATACGACGACTATGTAAATGGATGGACTGGTAATATTAAGTTGAGAGTTCCTGATGCAATAAACAGATGTATCGCACCTTATGCGGCATTCCCTCCTTGTGATAATAATAGTGATGGATCAAGCGAGTAAGTATCAATATTATTCATTTCAACAAATACCACGACCTAACTATAATGAGGCGATGGAGGAACTTGCTGCCATGTTTGAAAAATCACTCAAGGCAAACTTAGCAAAACCCTATCCATACGCACCAGGTTTCTTCGGTCAAAAATCTGCTTCGGGAATAAGGAATATGAAACAAAAAACTGGTTCATTATACAACTCTATAAATGTATCCTTTGACGAAGGCACCAATAAGATGAAGATAAACATGCTGAACTATTGGAAGTATGTAAATGACGGAAGACAACCAGGTCAATATGTTCCTTTGAAACCTCTTATGGCTTGGATGAGAACTAAGGGGATGAATAGAGACCCAAGAGGTAGGTTCAAGAAGTTCAATATTAAAGGTGCAGCATTTGCAATATCAAAATCTATAAAGGAGTTTGGTATTCAACCAACCAATTTCTATGATGATAGTTTTGATACTTTGATTGACGCATTCAACAATCCTAATGGGCCTGCGGCACAACTTGGTATTGACCTTCAAAAGTTCCTAACCAGTATAATTCAAGAACCAATCAAATAATATGAGCGTTATAATAAATGTAGAACAATCACCACTAACTATTACCCCCAGTAATGGTGAGCACATCTATACACTTTCCTCCACAGGATATACCTTACAAAACTTTAAGTTTGTAATAGACATATATTTTAGACCTGATAGTATAAACTTTTCAGGAACACCACAACCAACCGCAAGATTAAAGGTTCGTCCAAACTCTCATGGTAGAGCGATTGTTGAGTTGGAAGAAATTGTAAGAACATTCCTCAAAGCCAATCCACGTTTTTCAGGAACAACATATCCATACTTGAACTATGTTGCTGACGAAAACTCTATATTGACTATGAGTGATGCTACACAGACAAGAACATTAAATGCGTTTAATATCTATGGGGGTAATAACTTGAGTGATACTGTCCCTGTTTTATGGCACGCAGAACAATACCAAATAAAAGTTGGTTGTGAGTATGAAGACCCAAGCATATCTGCTATTGTTATAGATATGGATTTGTTGGCATCTTACCAACCACCAGCAGTCAATATATTTCCTGGTGTGGATAATAAACTTATTCCATCACCTTATTTATCAGGGGCTACACTAGGATCTGGTTATATACAATCCCCTAACTTTTTCCAAGTAGATAATCAGTCATGGTATTATTATGATTTGTTTAGACACATCTATCAACCAGGTGATGATACAACTTGTGGGCCTCGTGAGTTATTAAATGCCGCAGGTAGAGAATACAAGACAATATCCCAAGATGGTTATGTATCACAAAGAGTTCGTAGAAGACAACATCACCCTGATTGTCCTATAATCATTTCATTCCTTGATGGACAGAATGATTACTTCAACAATCAAACTACAAGAGTGGTAGTTCGTGGGGCTGACTTTCAAGGGGAGAATTATACCTATTCAGCATATACTGCAAACAATTCTACATTAGTTAATAACTATGATATTTGGAAACAGGCGGTATTCTA